CTTCGGGCACGTCCGCCATCACGGCGGACTTGAGCAGCTTCACGTCGCCAGATTGAATCGGCATCAGGCAATCTCCAGGAATCGAAGGGTCAGGCGGTAGAAGTCGTTGCCGGATCGCGCCGGGATGCCCAGCACAGGTTCGGCCTCGATGGCGGTTTCCGCGTGGCGGAAGGCGACCGTGAAGACACGGCCATCAGCGAAAGTGAGTTCGAAGCGGCCTGTGCTGCCGCCCACCGGAATCGCCGCCCACGCGCGCAACTGCTCGACGGCGGCACGCGTCACCCAGGCCATATCGGGTGCTCCCACTAGGGTGATCGGCCGACCTGCCTGCCGGGTGGCCGACTGGATCAGCAAGGCACCGGTGATCAGGTAGGACGCATTGGCGACCGCAGGCGACCACGCGTGCTCGTCGCTCCAGAGCAAGTCGTCCGGCAATGGCAGAGCCACCCCGGTGTCGAGGTTCTTCAGTTGCATCGGGAAACCCTCAGGCAGAGAAACAGGAGCGCACGGTCAGGCCGTGCGGGCGCGGGCGGCGTCCAGCAGTTGCAGCAGTCGCGCTTCGTCGCGCGCATCGACGGTGGCGTTGACCTTCTGTTGCCCCGAGGACAGTTCCACGCGCACGGTGCGGGTGGGCGTGCTTTCGGACAACGAGGGACGTGGCAGGCTGCGGCTTGCGGGCTGCACCAGACCGCCCGAGGCAAAGCCCTGGATGCCCGCCAGCGCACGCCCGGCCAGTGCCTGCGCCGGAGCGCTCAGATTGTTGATGGCTTCGAAGAAGCCCGCGCCGTAGCGGGCGACTGCCTGCCGGTTCACGACGAACTCGCCCGGGGTGAGCATCGCCGGGACGGTGTCGGATTTCGCCAAGCCACCGCGCCGGTGAAACTCGCCCTGGTTTTGCTCCATGTAGTCGATCAGCTCGCGCTCCAGGTCTTTACCCCAGAGCAGCGGCTGGGCCATCGCCTGCCGCCACGTCTGCTTGATGCGTTCGAGGTTCTGGCGCTCGTTGCCGGTCAGCGTCTTGCGGCCGATGAAGTCTTCCAGCGTGCGGCGATCCTGCTGCGCCTGCTTGCCGTAGTTGTCCATCGTCTTGCTGCGCATATCCAGACTGACCGATGCGCCGTAGTTCCACTGCAGCCAGCTCGTGTACTCGTTCATCCCCTGCAGGCCCAGGTCGATCATCTTGAGCGCCTCGAACGCTTCGCGGTTCTTCTTGGGCCTGCTCGGCTTGTCGTTGGGATCGGAGCCTGTGGAGCCGGTACCGCCCAACGAGGCAACGCGCCCACCGACCGCGAAGTGGGCGACGCCATTGGCCAGACGCGAGAGCGCGCCGCTGCCGTACTTCTGCACCGCCGCCTTGCGGATCACGAAGGCCCCGGCATCCAGGGTGCGCGGCACGGTGTCGTGGTGGCCGGAGCCGGGCACCGAGCCACCGCTCATCCGGGGAAAGGCCGGAGCCACCGCACCGCCGTCGGCAAACCGCCGCACGCCACCCACCAGACCGCCAGTGGCATTGGTTTCCACCTTGGTCACGTAGATGGTGTGGGTGCTGGAAGTGTTGCGCCCGTTGAGGCTGTCGATTTCCGCGCGTACCGCACCGACGTTGCTGGCCACCTGATGCTGCGACTCGGTCTGGATGCGATCCAGCGCCTTGATCATCCCCTCGACATTGGTGATAGCCGCCTGCGCCTTCTCGGTCGCCACCTTCAGCTCGAACTGCGCGTTTTGGTCGGCGTAGGTCTTGAGCTTATCCAGTGCCTCCTTAGCCTTGGACACATCGGCATCGACCGGCAGCGTCTTGCCTTCCTTGAGCAACTGCTCGTATTCCTTGAGCTTCTTCTCCGCTTCCTGCAGATCAGCCTGGATCTGGAGCAGGTATTCCTTTTCGGCCAGCGCCTTGTCCAGATCAGCGATGGCCTTGTCGAAGCGCGTGGTGTCGGCGTCGAGCGTGACCTTCAGCCCGTCCTTGAGCTTGGCCGTGATGTCGTCGATCTGGCGCGTGGTCTCGGTCAGCGTCCGCTGAATCTCATCGCGTGCGGTGATCGCCGAGCGTGCCGCCGTCTGGTGGGCCTTCGCTTCGGCGTCCAGCGTCTGGTTGAGGATTTCCTCGGACTGGCGGATGCGGTCGATGGCCTCACGCACGCCCTGTTTGCCCTGCGCGGCCTGCGCATCGGCGTCCTTGGCCTTCTGCGCCAGTTCGGCGCGCAGCTGATCGGCCTGCCGCATCAAATCGGTGGCCTGCTGGTACTCCTGTCTGCGGTAGGCCTCGCGAGACTGCGCTTCGAGCTGCGTGACCTGCGACACCGCCTGCTCGGACTGCTTGCGCGCTTCCTCGCCGCGCTTGGCCTCGTTGGTCTGGCTGGTGGCCACCTGCGCGGCCATGTCCATCGCCTTCTGCGCAAGCTGGCGGGCAAGCTCCAATTCACCGTTGGCCAGCGCCCGGCGCGCCTGCTCCTGCATCTCGGCAATCTGGCGCTTACGATCCTCAGTCGCCTCATACTCCGTCATGCCCTGGCGGCGGATGTCGCGGATGCGCTCCTCCGTGGACATCGACAACTGGCGCTTGGCTTCCTCGATGCGCTGCACTTCCGCGAGATGCCGGTTGGCTTCGGCGTTGAGCGCGTCGATGTGCTGGCGGTACTCGGAGAGCGCCTGCGTCAGCGTCTGGCGCTTGGTGGCGAGGATGTCGTTCTCGACCCGCTGCACGTTGGCGCGGCGCTCCTCCTCGGTCTGGCCTTGCCGGGCGGCGGCGTCCTTGCGCGCCTGCGTTTCCTGATCGATCAGGCCGAGCGTCTCGGTCGTGGCCTGACGGCGCAGGGTCGCCTGCTGCGTCAGCGCCTCGGTGAGCAGCTGCGTGGACTTGGTGATCCTGGCGGTTTCGGATTGCTGGGTGCGATCCAGTTCCGCCTTCTCCTGGTCGTAGCGGTTCTTCACCGCCTGCACCTGCTGGGCGAGGCTGGCCTCGACGATGGACGTCAGCCCCTTGTAGGCCTCGGCCATCTTGGCGGTGGCATCGTTGACCACGCCTTGGGCCTTGCCGACGGCCTGTTCGACCTCGCCCAGCCGGGACTTGAGCTTCTCCAGCGCGGCGTGCACGGCCTCAATGCCGCGTCCGACCGCTTCCTGCGTGCCCTGGCGCACGGCTTCGAGCCGCTTGGCGATCTCCTCGGCAGCGGTCGCGGCGGTGTTCATCGCCCCCTTGGCGGCGTTCGCGCCTTCGGTGGCGTCCGCGTACATCTCGGCGAAGATGCGATTCATCTCCGCGAGCCGCTGCTCGTGGCGCTTGGTGGCTTCGGCGATGGTGTCGGATGTGAAGATGGCGGCGAACACCTCCCACTGGAAGCGCAGGTGCTCGATGCCCTTCATCAGCACCTCGACCATGAAGATGCCCGCCTTGCGGACGATCTCGAACTTCTCTGACAGCCACGTCCCAATCTCCCAGCCGATGATGGCCGCGCCCAGCACGCCGAAGGCCACGCGCAGCTTGCCGACCGTGGCGATGGCGTTCGACAACGACAGGTTGGCCGTTGCCCACGCCGCCGCCGTGGTGCTGGCGGATGTCACCGCTGCCGCCCCCGCCGTCTGCCACGCGATGATCAGCGCCGGGATCAGGCGGTAGACCAGCACCGCGAGGCCGACCTCGGCGATGCGCCCCAGCCACTTCATCACCGTGTCCAGGTTCTCCGACAGCCACGTCAGCGCCTCGGCGAGCTTCTTGGTGAAGCCGGTCGATTCGTCAAGTTTGCTGATCCACTGGCCGAAGGCGTTCGACAGGCGCGTGAACGCCTGACTGACGGTCACCGGCAACTGCGCGTACTCGGCGGCCAGCTTGTCCTTCTGACTCATCAGCGCGTTGACCACAACGTCGGCGGTGAGCCGCCCTTCTTCGGCGAGCTTCCTCAGCCGTCCGATGGGCACGTTCAGACCATCGGCGAGCGCCTTGGCCACCGTGATCTGCAGGATCGAGATATCGTCGATGCCTGCGACCCGGTCACGTTTGAGGCGGTCGAGCATCTTGGAGGTCGCAAAGCCGAGCAGGTCGAACTGCCGCATGGGCATGTCCTCGATCTGGCCTTCATGCGCCAGCGCGACATCACGGAAGACGGTGGCCAGCTCGCGGCGCGCCTCCCGTTCTTCACAGAACACGCTGAGCGAGCCAGTCTCCGGCTCCCACGAGAAGCGGGCCGACATCGCAGCGGGTTCCTCGTGGTCGACGACATGCCCGTTCGCCACTTGCTGGAACGTGGCCGTCTTGCCATTGAAGGTCGCCGTCAGCGTGTGCAACAGCGCCGACTGACCGGCTTCGCAATCATCGTCATCACCCTGTTCGCATGACAGATCGCGGCGCGTGAATTGCTCGATCAGGATTTGATCCTTCGGCACCTTCGGGAACAGTTCGGCAATGCGTGTGCGCAACACCTCTTGAACGTCGACCCCAGTCTTCGGCACGACGCCCTTGGGGCCCAGGTAGTGGCTGGAGTAGTGGTCGCTTTTCCACTGACGATGCATCACTTGCAGATGCTCAGCCTGATCGAAGCGTTCGTCGCGGCGGGCGCCTTGCGCCGGAAAGTCCTGCAAGAGGTGCAGATACAAGGCGCGGCTGTAGCGGTCGCTGGGCGCAGCCAGCACGGCAGCATCGTCGGCACGCTCTTCGTTAAGCAGGGACAAGACCGCCTGGGCCCCGTAGTCATCGTCAAGGAGCATCACTCGCTCAGCGGCACACTCGATGCTGTACTGAGCGGTTCCTGCCAATTTGCCGACCGCATGAAAGAACGCCTGACGCGACTCGACTGGCAACTTGCCCTTGGCCGCTTCTGCCAATGCCTTCAACTCCGGCAGTGCCGTCGCGCTGGCGCGTTCGAGCAGATCCACCAGCAGCCCGGGGCGCGCGACCTTGCGCACGAGGCTGACGAAGTTCTCTGCGTTCGGCAGGATGTTTGCGCCCTCATCGGATCGATGCTCACGCGCACGTTTTGCTGCAGGCTGGCTCGTCGCCAACTTGGTGCTTTTCTTTGTTGTTGAGGCTTGGTCAGCTGGCATAGGCAAGTTCCTTTGACAAAGTGCGCGATTGCGCGAACGGTTAATCCGATGATTCAAAAAACGCCGACGCGAGGTCGGCTCCACAGGCGGTAGATCCTGGTCAGCGCATCGTGGCCTCCTGAGTGGTCAGGCCATATCGGTTCAGACGTACTTGGATGAACCGTGGATTGACACCGAAGCGCGTCGCCAAGGCTTTCTCGAAGCGATCCATCTCCAAGACTCCCAGGTCGCCGTTCGCCTTGATGCGCAGGGCCGTGCCGGGGTGGTCGGGATCGGTTGAAGGATGGCGATGGATGGTGATGTCGTGCTGGAGCGCAAGCTCTTCGACGGCGGCGATGATGCGTTGGCGAGGCACCAGCAAGGAGCCCATGAACTCGTTGGCGCGCAGTTCGGCGAAGTGTTCTTCCGTCGCTGGCTTCGCAGATAGTGACTTGGACAGATGGTCGCTGTCCGGCGTCGTGGTGCGGTAGGCGCGTTGCATCGTCGGTTCGATGTCATCGAACAATCCGGGGCCCTTACTGCCCTGAACAACCCAGCCGGGGGCGTCGAACACGGCGTGGCCCAGCTCGTGGGCCAAGGTGCTGAGGGCCAGCAGTTCGCTGAGACTCTCACCCACGGGCGAGATGGACACCATCGCAGCGTCGGGCATAGCGGGGTCGAATTCACAGACGCCGAAGACGTGGTTGCCTTGCTCGTCATGCACGGCGTAGTCGGTGCTGACCTCCAGCGCGAAGTCAATGCCGTTGATCTTCATGCCGGAGATCTGCCGCAGCGCGTCGAAAGAAACGGCATCGATGCTGTCCGCGACCAGTTGCTGGCGCGCGGTCGCGGCGATGCGTTCGACCTCAATATGCTTGATGTACAGGGGGCGCTTCCGGTCGCAGCAACGGTAGTCGAGAGTCAGTACCGCCATTCACTTCTTCTCCGTCACGTTCCGGCGGTACATCCGAACCAGGCTGCCAACATCATCGCGGATGTCGGGCGGCAGACGACTGGCCTCGACGAAAGCGTCGTCGGCGCTGATACCAAGGATCTCGGCCGCCTTACGGATCAGCTCGTCCTTGGGCGGTTTTTCCATGTCGCGCTCGATGCGCGACCAGTAGGCGGGTGATATCTCCAGCTGGCGCGCAAAGTCATTCATCTGAATGCCTTTCTCTTCGCGCTTCTTGCGGATGAATGCTCCAAAGGGCATGGTTGTGACCTGATTGCGTGATTAGTTAACGGCAGATGGTAGAGGCCAAGAGGCACCCTGTCAACTGTTTCGTTAACGCGCAATGGATTCATGGCTGGCGGGCACGATTACCCTGCGTTGCCATCCGCTTCGGAAGATCAGGCTCACTATCCCTGACGGTTGCAATTCCTCGGAGCCGTCATGAAGAACCTCGAACTCGCATCTCCCTCGGAGATGAGCGCCAGCGCCCGTGCTGGCGAAATCGCCGCCATCCTTGCGGCCGCCATCGTCCGGACCCTCGTCGCGGATGAGCCAAAACAGAGAGCAGTTGGCCTTGGCTTCCTGCCCGACCAGCGCGTTCATACAACCCCCTATCAAGAGGAGAAGTTGTGATGAACGAGAAACAAGCATCCGTCGCGGCACGGATCGCGGAACTGGCCTGCCTGCCGATGTCCGAGCTCTGGACGGTGTGGGATCGGTATTTCCCGCGCCGCCCGGACTACCCCAACCGCACGCACGTCGAGTCCCGTCTCGCCTACAAGCTGCAGGAGGAAGCCTTCGGTGGCCTTGCGCCCGAGACCAAGCAGCGTCTGGAAGCCATCGGCGCGAAACACTCCAAGATCAAGTTGCGGGCCAAGCCGCGCGAGTTCGATTTCGCGCCGGGCACGATCCTGCTGCGCGAATGGGGCGAGCGCGAACATCGGGTGACAGTCACCGCCGAGGGGCTGTTTGAGTACCAGGGGCGCAACTTCAAGAGCCTGACGGCGGTGGCCCGCCACATCACGGGCGCGCACTGGTCGGGGCCGCTGTTCTTTGGCCTGAGCAAGGGAGGTGCGCGATGAGCGAGATTGCCAGCACCAAGGCCCGCAAGCGCTGCGCCGTCTACTGCCGGGTGTCCTCGGATGAACGGCTTGACCAGGAGTTCAACTCCATCGACGCGCAGAAGGAGGCGGGCCACGCCTACGTTGCCAGCCAGCGATCCGAGGGTTGGATTCCGGTGGCCGACGACTACGATGACCCCGGCTTCTCCGGAGGCAACACGGAACGGCCCGGGCTGAAACGCCTGATGGCGGATATCGAGCGCGGCCAGATCGACATCGTGGTGGTCTACAAGATCGACCGCCTGACGCGCAGCTTGGCCGATTTCTCCAAGATGGTCGAAGTGTTCGAACGCCACGGGGTGTCCTTTGTGTCGGTCACCCAGCAGTTCAACACCACCACTTCGATGGGTCGGTTGATGCTCAACGTCCTGCTGTCCTTCGCCCAGTTTGAGCGCGAGGTCACCGGCGAGCGCATCCGCGACAAGATCGCCGCCGCCAAGCGCAAGGGGATGTGGATGGGTGGCGTCCCGCCCCTGGGTTACGACGTCGACAACCGCCTGTTGATCATCAACGAGGCCGAGGCGACAGTGGTGCGTCGCATCTTCGAGGAGATGCTGACCATTGGTTCTCCAACCCAGATCGCCGTCAATCTGACAGCCGACGGCATCACAACCAAGGCCTGGACGACGCAGGAGGGCCAGACCCGCAGCGGCACGCGCATTGACAAGAAGTACCTGCACAAGCTGCTGCGCAACCGCATCTACCTGGGGGAGTTGTCGCACAAGGGGAACTGGTACCCCGGCGCGCACCCGCCGATCATCGAACTGGAACTTTGGGACAAGGTTCACGCGGTGCTGGCCAGGGATGGGCACGCCCGGTCGGTGGAAACCAAGATCCGTTCGCGCACCGACGCTTTGCTGCGCGGCCTGCTGTATGCCCCGTCGGGCGAACGGATGTACCCGACCTACTCGCGCAAGAACGGGCGCAAGTACCACTACTACGTATCCAAGTCGGAAAGCCGATTCGGAGCGCCGGGCAAGAGCTACGAGCGCCTGCCCGCGCCGGAGATTGAGGCGGCGGTGGTGGCCCAGATCCGCACCGTGCTGACCAGCCCGGAATCCATCGCATCGGTGGTGCGTCATATCCAGCGCAATGGCGGACAAGTCGATGAAGCCACCACGGTGATGGCGATGGGACGGCTCAACGACGTGTGGGATCAACTGTTCCCGGTCGAGCGCCACCGCATCGCCAACCTGATGATCGAGCGCATCGACCTCGTCCACATCGGCGAGGTTCAGGGCATCAAGGTGAAGTGGCGGGAACTGGGCTGGGACGCCCTGATCGGCGAGTTCGCCCCAAGGGGCATCGGCGCGGAACTGGTGGAGGTCGAAGCCTGATGAACGACACACTGGAAACCTTCGTGCCACTGACATTCCGCCGCCGGGGCGCGCGGCGCGTGGCCGCCGACGACCGCCATGTTCACGATGTGACGTTGCTGGAGGGGGTGGCACGCGGTTTCTACTGGCAGCACCTCGTGGACACCGGCGAGATGAAGAGTGGCTCGGAGATCGCCCGGGCCGAAGGCTTACACCCATCGGTCACCAACGAACTGATGCGCCTGAGCCTGCTCGCGCCCGACATCCTCGAACTGCTGATGGCCGGGCGGCAGCCTCGCCGGATGAACCTGATCTGGTTCCAGCGCAACCCGCTGCCGGTGGATTGGGAGGCGCAACGCCAGATCGTGAAGCGCTTTGAGGAGGACGCATGAGCAAGAAGCACCGGGGCCGGTTCAAGGGTGATCCGGTCACCTATCAACTGCCGAGTCCAGCAGGCGGCGTGCAACTGGAAACCTTCGTGCCCTGGACGCTGGTGAAGCGGGGGCTGAAGAAGCAGGTCATCACGCCCCTGGACGCTCCACAGGAATTCCTGTCCGAGGCCACCCGGGAGCGGGAAGCCCGGTCGGCCGCGCAGGACACCGCGTTGATGCGGGCGCTCGGACTGGCGCACCACTGGCAACGCCTTCTGGATGAGCAGCGGGCGGCATCAGTAGCCGAGATCGCCGAGGCCGAAGGCATGGACGTGACGCAGGTGCGCCGGGTCATGCGGCTGACGCTCCTGGCCCCGGAGGTCGTGGAACGGCTGGTGGGCTCGCCCGATGCCGTGCTGGAGAAGGTGATGCGCCGCCCCTTGCCCAACGGCTGGGCTGCCCAGAAACTAGTACTGCACGATACTGTCCAAAGTTGAACTAACACTTTCGACCCAATGCCGCCAGCGAGTTGCGTGATTTGACCTCCCGGAAGCACTCACGCGCGCATGAGGAGGCTGGGTCATCCAAATGGGACTACTTCAGCTTGATGTGCAAGTGATTGAAGCCTGCAGCATCTGTGGTCTCCTTGACTTCCAGGTAGTGGTGTTGCTTGCGAACCAGGTCGCTGAGCTTGCTAAAGCCGTAGTTCCGCGGATCAAATGATGCGTGGTTTTTGCTGATGAAGGAGCCTACGGCTGAGAGCGACGACCAGCCCGTGTCACGCTGTGTCTCTTTCACTGCGTGCGACAGCAGACCGTGAAGGGGCGGAACGTCTTTCACCTGTACGGGTAACCCAGGGTCTACGCCTGTGGCAGGTTGTTTCAACACCTCAACGAAGACGAACTTGTCGCAAGCCGCGATGAAAGCGTCTGGAGTCTTGCGTTCCCCGAACCCATAAACGACCTTGCCGGCCTCCCGTAGGCGAGTGGCAAGTCGAGTGAAATCGCTGTCGCTGCTGACGAGACAGAAGCCATCTACATTGCCTCCGTACAACAAGTCCATGGCGTCGATGATGCAGGCGCTGTCCGTGCTGTTCTTGCCCTTGGTGTAGGCGAACTGCTGCATCGGTTGGATTGCATGGCGGTGGAGGTGATCCTTCCAACCCACCAGGTTTTGCGTAGTCCAGTCACCGTAGGAGCGCTTCACAGTCGCGACCCCGTACTTCGCGACCTCCTCCAGCAGCTCCTTGATAACCGCT